CAGAATTAATAGATACTTCTAAAAACCTTCTTGAAGATTTCTTTTAAAGGATATATTATGAGCGAATTTAAATGTGGGGATAGTATCCCAAATATTGATAAAGAAGAATACGATTATTTGTTTTCAAGCCCCCCTTGTTATGAAGACTTGAAGTTTTTTGGCGTTGATGTAAAAGAACCAGATTCTTATAAAACAAAATTTTTGGATTTGGTCGTCCCTTTGATGAAACCTAAATCTGGAACTGTGACTATTTCTTTTACAGGAGCCAGAAGAAATAATTCAAGAATTTTACCAAAGTTTTTATACCTTAACCTCTCTTTTATAGAAAACGATTTTTATCTTCGTGACGTAAAATACTCCAAAAAAACAGATAGTTATAACGCATATTCTTCACAAATTTTGCATATTTACACTTTCCAGAAAAATACAACTAAAGGTACATATAATTTAAAAAACGACAAATTATATCAAAGATATGGAAAAGACTTTTGGGGACCGTTTGGGAAAGAATTGAAGATTGACGGTGAAGTTGTTGGACAACCGATAGAGATAGCAGAATATTGTATTGAAAATTTTACCAATGTCGGAGATACAGTATTTGACCCCTTTGCTGGTATTGGTACTACTTTAGGAGCAGCAAAAAATCTTAATAGAGATTATGTTGGATACGAATTAAGAGAAAATATTTGGAAGTTTGGTAAAGAACATTATGGAATATAAAGATTACAGGCTCTTAGAAAACCGTCAAGAAGGGTTCGATAAGTTTTACGAATTTCACTGCATAACAAACGATTGTAGTCCTGATATAGCTGTTGAGCGTTGGATTGCCGACGATTTAGATTACGATTTTGAGAAGCGTTGTGTAATGGGATTATTCCACGGTGCGACATACGCTGGACCTTGTGAAACTATGTTTTCTGATAAATTTCCGATTATAAATTCAGAAGTACAACCAGTAGTAGATTTTTTCTTTGAGCATAAACAAAGGCTATTATTTTCTCCGGATTGTAAGTATAGAAAAATGGTGTTTGATAAATTTCTATATTCTGTTGGAGAATCAATTAAACCTTACGGAACGTTAGGTAAGTTTATTTCTTCTTGTTTCGAGTCTGACGATAAATTTAAAAATTACGACACACTAAAGAAAAAATGTCAAGATAATTGGTTTCACTGGGGTAGAATGGGTCATTGGTGCTTTTCCGAAGCTATCGCTAGATTTATTGATGCCCCGATATTACCCCCAACAATGGAATTTAACGAAGGAAAAAGCCATCGTTCTGGTTGGGCGTTTTGTATTGGTAGAGACGATTTGGTTGGAGATAATGTTTCTAAAGAAGAAGTTGAATACCTGGAAGAAACTGCAGCAGAATATATTAAAGATAAAACTTATAAAAATGCTGGATTATTTACTTTAGAAACTGCTTGTTGTAATTATAAAAGGCAACATAAAGGTTCTAGATATGGTGGTTGTTATGTAGACGAACAACAATGGGAAATAAACCATATGAGGAACCTTTGGCCAGAATATAATTGGTTGTGGGATAAGTATATGGAAGGTCGTCAAGCGGTTATTCCTTCTTCTTTATTGTTTGAGAATTTTCCACAAACTTTACCAGACGCTTATTGTAAAGATTGGGTTAATTGCCTTAAAGACCATGGAAGAATTCCAAGAATTGAAGCGTATTTCAATAATGAACCTCAAAAATGGGTTTCTATTAAGAATATGCCGTTTTATAATAATAGTTCGTTTTCTTTTGAGGATTTTGTATGAGAAATATAATTGGAATTTCTGGCGTTCCAGGGACAGGCAAAACCACTTTGATGTGGAAATTTATTGATCAATATAATTGGATTGAAACCGAACCAGTAAAATTGGTTCCCGCTCTTTATAATGCAGAATTAGATTTGTATATACTTGGTAAATACGAAAAAGGTGAAGTATTTGCTGGTACAGATAGATTATCAATGGCTTGTCAGCCAGCAGTCGTAGAATTTATTTCTAACAATACTTCTAATATTTTATTTGAAGGCGATAGATTAACCAATTTTAAGTTTTTTGATTTTCTTTTGAGTTTAAAAGAAACCAAGGTAAATTTCGTAGTGTTAACTACAAATAAAAATTTATTGAAGGAAAGATACGATTTTAGAGGTAGTAATCAATCAGAAACGTTTTTAAAAGGTAGAAATACCAAGATTGATAATATTTTAGCCAATTTTGAATATATGGATTATACTGAAGTATTTCCTAACGATAAGTTTGACGATCAAAAAACAATATTAGAATTTATAGAAAAGAATTTAAAATAATAAAAAAGGGGACCGAAGTCCCCTTTTCGTTATTCCCTAATAGATTAGGCAATGTTCTTAACTGTGAAGATACGATAGTAAGTGTTCTTACGAGCAGTTAGAGCGCCACCGCCAACATTAGTAGGAGCAGCACCTTCAGCAAATGGGTTTGCAACCATACCATAACGGGTTTTGAATCCGATTTTTGGTTGGAAGGTAGCAGGATCAACTGCACGAACCATTTGTAGAGGTACATATGGGCAATAGAATAGACCTGAGTCATAAGGAGAAGTACCCTTATAACCAACGGTAACTAGTTCAGTACCAGCAGACATGCCATTGAAGTATGGGTCGATATAGACCTTAATACGACCATGTAGCATACCGCAGAAAGTATTACCAGTATCGTCAACTTGTAGATCAGCAGATAGTGCTGGGGTGTATTGTAGAACACCAGCCATTGCTAGAGCAGAAGCTACGTCAGAAGAAACGATAAGGATATTACCTTTCCCTCTACGAGTTTCTTTCGCAATTGCGTTAGCTTCGCGTTCGATGTGGTAAATTAGACCCTTGAAACGTTCAACAGACCAACGACCGTTAGAATCGGTATCTAGATCGAAAACGCCTGGAGTAACAGTACCCCATTGAGCACCTGGCTTAGCAACAGTGTAGATCGTACGGATAACTTCACGGTTAATTTCCGCTAGGATTTCAGTAGATAGAATGTTGCTTAGTTCGGTTTCAGCGTCTAGACCATGGATAGCTTTTAGGTCTTGAGCTAGTTCTAGAGAATATTCTGCCTTTAGAGCGCGAGTATTCGCAGTAACAGTTACCTTGTCAATGCTTAGTGCCATTTCTGGGAAAGCAAGACCAGCAGCGTCTCCTAGGTTTTCGCCTTGAGCGGTAGATAGACCTTTACCAGTGGTGAACGCAGCGGTGTTAGCAACGTTTGCGACTGGGTTGGTAGAAGTATCGCTATTATTAGAAACACCAACAATACCAGAGAAGATAGTATTGGCTTCGTTATAGAACGCTTCTGCGCCAGTTTGTGAACCGTATTTGGAACGTAGAGCAAAGATTAGTCCAGTAGGACCAGTCATTGGTTGTACGCCAGCAACGTCATAAGCAATCAAATTAGGTAGAGCACGTCTAACTAGGCTGATTAGGATTGGATCGAAATTGCTGATAGAAGAACCAGTTACGTTGGTTGGTGCTTCCATTAGGGTTTGACGATCGGAATCCATTGCTGCTTGTTGGTTTTCTAGAACCATAGCAGTAACGGCTTTCTTGTATGGGTCGGTAATGGTAGGTAGTTCTGGATGATCTAGAACTGGACTCCATTTATTCATTACTTGTTCGTCTAAGTACATTGTTGTTTCTCCTTAATATTTGGTATTAATTATTTATAAAAATTAAAACTTATAAAGTTTTCCGATTTTATTAACGTATGCTTCGATTACAGGATCGACAACTTTTGTCGTAGCATCTTCATCGAATTCAACGGTTTCGTTAAGTGCGTCTGGAGAAGCAGATTTAATGGTAGTTGGGAAATAAGATTCCTTAATGGTTTCCAACTTATCAGAAAAATCTTCTTCAGAAACAAACTCTACACTTTTCGCTAAAGACTTAATTTTCTCTGCTTGAGAAAGGGTTAAACCTTCGCATACAGCATGAATTGCTTCTTGCTTTTCGTGTTCGTAAAGTTTCTTCTTAAGTTCGATATTCTTTTCGATATGTTCGTTGACTGTATCTTCTAGTTCTTCAACCTTAGATACTAATTCTTCAACAACGTCAACTCTATCTTCTGGAATATCAATATAGTGTTCAACAAACACATTCTTTAAAGCTCCGATGAAATCTTCTACGATCTCAGAACGAAGTCCTTTTTCGACGGCAAGAGTATTTTCTTCCATCCAATTTTCTACTACATAGTCAAGATAAGAATCTAGCTTTTCGGCGAAATCTTCTTTGACTAGTTCAACAGTTTCTTCAAACTGTTCAGTGAATTTTTCTTCCAGTTCTTCGGCAATCATTTCTACACGAGAATTAACTGCGGCTTCGAAAATCATAGAAGCTTTACCTTTGAATTCTTCAGAAAGGTTTTCGCCAGAAAGCATTGCTTCGATATCTTCTTTCATAGTTTTATCCATTTCTGCTTTCTTTGCTTCTTTCTTAGAAATTTTTTCCATTTGATCTTTTGCAGAACCTTTATCACAACCATACTTTTCTTCGAATGCTTCTTCATCCATAGATTCTAAGTCTTTCATAACTTCTTCCATGGTTGCTTCTTCTAGTTCTTCATCTTCCCATTCTTGATCTTCTTCTTCTGGTTCCCATTCTTCTTCTGCTTCGTCTTCAGGGACGTATGGAGCTTTAGCGCCAGAATTTACTGGAGAAGTAGCTTTTGCGACTGGACCTTTCTTACGGTTAACTTTACCTTCTTCGGAAGTTTCTTCGCCTTCTGGTTGGTTAACTGAACCGCTTTGTGCTGGTTGTCCAGATAACTTTTTCATAGGTTCTGAAGCGACACCTTTACCAGTAGGTAATGTTGCTTGAGAAATTTCCTTTGCAGCATCATAGTTGGCATCAGTGGTCTTATGACCTGCGGTTCCTAGGTCAACTTCTTTTTGTCCTGGGGTTGGGGTTAGTTTTTTGCCAGCACCGAAATTTTCCTTTCCAGCAGATTTAACGCTTTGAGTTAAAATTTCAGCAGCTGCTTCTGATAAATTATAATTAGACATTTTTATCTCCTTAGATATACAATTCTTTAAAGTATTTATAAAATTTAATATTTATAACCTATTGATATAGTTTTCAAATATTTGTAAAGCAACCTTTTCAATATCATGTTTAGATGCTTTCCTTATCATTTCTTGGGATTTTTCTAGGTTAGATTTTACCCATTCTCCATTAACCATAATCCATTCTGCTTCTTCCATAATACCATCAACCCAACAAGACATTCCAGAGGGTTGTAATACTGCATCAACGCAAGAAATTGTAAAATCGTCTTGTACAACTTTGATTCCGTTTGCTCCTTCTTTAAGAGAACCTAATGCCCTAGAAGAACAACCAAAAGAAACTCCACCTTCGATTAACGCTTTTAATTCTTTACCAGAAGCGGTTTCTAAAACTTTTGCCTTACCCCAAACGTCATTACCTTCAAATCTTAAATCTGTGATTAGATGTGAGATTTTATTTTCTGAAATTTTAGGGGACTCTTCGTGACCCAAAGTTCCTACTGCTCTATTTTTAGAAACCATTTCTTCGATATACTTTCCTACAGCACTTTCCATAACCGATCTAGGGTACATTCTTCCGTTACGGTTTGGTGTATCCGCTTGCATGAATGGTCCTTGGATATAATAATTTTTGCTACCGTCTTTAGTAGATTCCGTTAACACTTCGAAATCTTCTATGTCTTCTCTTAAAAGTTTCATTTAAATTCTCCTTTTGGGATTCTTGGTTTTGTTAAAAAGTTTTAAATTTTTTCTAATTGAAAGTGCATACCGTCTGGTTTATTCCAATATCCACCCCAAGAGAATCCAACTGTAGTAAAACAATCTACTAATTCTTTTGACATAGTTGGGGGTTTTCCAAACCTATTCCAAGAAGCATTAATGTCGATAGCAATACCCCAAGAATGTAAAGACATAGATTTTGCCCCTCGCTTTGATCTAATATTAAAACATCCATCCCAAGTTTTTACTTGGTCGCTTATTCCTTTTTTTAGGATATTCTCAAAAGCGTTTGTTAATGGGGTAATCATATCTTTATTGCAATAAATCTTTTTGGGTATCGGTCCAATATGCAAATAGTTTGGAACAACCCAAACAGACATATTATTTTCTTTAAATGGGTTCCCGTATTTTTTCCAACAATCTGATGAATTTACCAGAGGCATATCTTACTCCGAAGACATAATTA